GGGGGTTTCCCCCCTCTTAGTCTAGTGTGGCCCGCACTGCAACCATAGGATAAGGCGCCATGTCTCTGGTTCCCCGTACTCGCTCCACTGACTATGGAGCGACTGGTAATTACCAGGTCTGGGCCGCCGATAAAAACGGCACCAAAGTGTCGCTGGCAAAGCCCGCTTCACTTAAGACCCTCGGGAACCAGTCAGACTCTCTACTGCTATCATACGGACATCGGGCACCCTACTCCAGATCCGTCTGGAACGGAGGGGACTTCTATAAGATATCCCGTAGAACCCAGTACAATCCGGGCTCTATGAGTATCTTTATCCCGAACAAGCCCGGCGGTCCAGGGTGGTTCAGTGAAGGTTTATCCTTCCCTGGTGCACCCTCCGTCGGGACACCTGTTCTTCCCAGCTTTGGGGCGATCAGGTCCGTTATGGTACCACTGGGGTCTCAAGGGTGGAACCGGTTTCGACCGGGTAAACCCGTCGCCTCAGTGTCTCAATTCATAGGTGAATTGAGGCAGCTCCCGAAGAACCCCTTTCGTCTAGCCGGAATCACTGCTAAAGCAGTGACCCGTGCTCTCCGCGGTAATGACCGCGGTAGGGCTATAGACGTAATGAGGCGAGCAGTTGGGGATCAATACCTCAACTACTCTTTCGGCTGGAGACCCTTCCTTAGTGATCTCGAGAAGATTGCCGACTTCGACAATAATCTCAAGAACGCGATGGCTCAGTTACGCCGTGATCACGGCAGAACTATCCGTCGGGGAGGGCTCATTGAGTCTGATACGACCTCCTCAGCTCCTTACGAAGAAAGTGGCGGGGCATTCGGTTTTCTGGATGTCCCTTGGGCCTCCGCAGGGGGGACCAGAGCTGACAGAGGATACAAGACCGTCACGACGGTAACGTCGTGGAGGTGTTGGTTCTCTGCCGGCTTCGTATACCACCTTCCTCGTGAAGACGATCCCAACAGCATGGATCGGCTTAGGACGTATCTAAAAGGCGGAGGGATCTCTCCCTCCGTCGTTTGGGAACTTACGCCCTGGAGTTGGCTCGCAGATTACTTCACCAATATAGGTGATGTTCTGGAGAATTGGGAGGCCAGTCGTGAATTGGCTCTTGCCGCCAAGTACTGCTACGTCATGTACAATAAAACGTACACGAAGGTGTCCCAACACCGAGCCTGGATGACGAATGTCAACTGGGGCGAGTGGTCTGGAGCAGCTTCGGCGACGAGCTCTTACGAGCTAAAAGCACGTACTTGGGCAAGCCCCTATGGTTTCGGGTTTACTTCTGGGAATTTAAACAATTCTCAGAAAGCGAACCTCGTCGCGCTCGGTTTAAGCCGACGCATCTAGCTATGCTAGATATCAGGACTCTGGATTCCCAGAGTTCTAATCCAACCGAGAGAGGGTATTCCCTTTGTTCGCTGATCCACAATCTATCACGGTTAACGCAGTCGCGAAATCGCTGCCTGCCGTGAGCCGCGGGGCTGATGCCTCTGTCTACAAGATGGATACTGGTGATTACCAGCTCACCATCTCGAAGGCACGCACCAACTCTCGGAAGCGTTTCGCCGTGCGTATCGATGCACGGAAGATCGCTCCCGATCCTCTGACCTCGTCGAACAACGTCGAGTATTCCTCGACGGTGATCCTGAGCATGAATATGCCCTTCGTCGGGTATACCAATGCTGAGATTAAGGACATTGCCTTGGCCCTTACGGCCTGGGCTACTTCCGCGAATCTCCTGAAGGTGCTGGGCGAAGAAACCTAACACCCTCATCAGGACCATGTGAGAGTGCAGTTATTCATGCACTCTTTTACCTCTATAATCTAGAGGCATGTTCCCATAACCTGGAGAACACCATGGATTCGACGCACGCTTATCTCTCTGCTCTCGTCCCGTTTGCAGATATCGCACGCGAATTTGTCATAAATCCTAAAAGGATTTGTGCAAAAGCACGCACGTTCTCTGCTCGGGAAGGATCTTGGGTTGGGAATCCGGTTTTTCTTCGGTTTGAAGCCGAGGATTTATCGGGTTTCCACATCATGAGATCGCGCCAACGTCTTCGTGAAGAAGCACGTGGTTCAGCAGAGACGTACAGGCCAGAGGAACTTCGAACTTTTGGGAATCTTTCTTATATGTTAGCGCGGATCCACGGGGAATCTTTTCCCACGTGGATTGGCGATCTACATATTGAACCCCATTGGTTCGAATGCGGTTTAACCGGGAGACGTAGCTTCACTCACTATCTGGTGACTGAAGCTCCCGGTTTGGACTGTGGACTTTGGGAGGGGGATCAGTTACCTGTTGAAAGACAGGGCTGATGAAAAGCCTCTCAAACCTTCTCTCGGCAGTGCTGCGCGATTGCGCAGTCAAGTGCCACACCGACCCATCTGGTGACATCAAAAAGATGTCAGCCAGAATTGAGAAGGAAGGTGAAAGTTTTTTAACTCTCACCCTCCCCGCCCTGGCTGAAGCTCTCGAAAGAGGGCTCGAGACTGGGCGGCTTGACCTCACAACCCTTTCTGGTTTTACCCGGAAGGGCGGTCTCCCCCTTATCTTAGGAGGTTTCCTGAGGCAAGTTTTCGATACCGACGGCTACCTCTTGGATAACCCTTCGGTGGATGCAGTCTGTTCCATCAGGCAGATTTGTCTGATGTGGAAGAAGATCCTTCTTCCATGCGCTCCTGAGCGCATATCAGCTGCTTTTGCCAACTTTATCCAAGCTGACAAGGAGATCCCGGACGTTGAGGATTTTAGGGCTAATCACCCTCGCCTTTACCAGGCTTTCCTCTACACTTCCCGTGTTATTTGGACTGACGTTCTTCGCGTTCCGAATGAAATGTCGGAAGCTCGAACTTACGTCCCGAAACACGGGCCGGGCGCCACGGCGGAAAGGATACGAGGTAACACTAAGTATTCTCTACGCTCATGGCACGAAAGACTAGAGCCCTATTTTCCGTTCGACCACTTTGGGGTTCCCACCCCTTCATGGTGTTTGGATGATGGTCTCATGTCTACCGTCACCTTCTTGTCCCCTGGCGCTGAACCACCTGTTAGGGTGATTTCAGTACCTAAGACCATGAAAGGACCACGGATTATCGCCATCGAGCCTGTATGTGTGCAATACGCACAGCAGGCTTTGATGTCGACAATCGTGTCCTCACTGGAGGGTCATTCCCTCACAGGAGGTAGGATTGGTTTTTCCGATCAGTCGGTGAACCAACGCCTTGCGAAAATAGCTTCTCTGGACAAGTCTCTCGCGACACTTGATCTCAGTGAAGCTAGCGATCGCGTCCCTTTATGGGGGGTTGTTGACATGTTAAGTGGTGTTCCTAGCTTGCTAGAAGCCCTCTTGGCATGCCGATCAACCCATGCGGATGTTCCTGAGCATGGTATTATCCACCTCAGGAAGTTCGCATCTATGGGGTCAGCGACTTGTTTTCCTGTAGAGGCAATGTTTTTCTATACATTGTCTGTTGCCGGAAAACTGGCCTCGCTTGGTAGTCGTTGGAGACCCTCGTTGGTTAGAAAACTAGCCAGGAGGGTTCACGTCTACGGTGATGATATTATCATTCCTGTAGACGAGGTGGAGATAGTGGTGGACAGCCTTCAGGCGACTGGCCTGAAGGTGAACACTCGCAAGTCTTTCTGGAATGGGAATTTCAGAGAGTCTTGCGGAATGGATGCGTTCTACGGCGAACAGGTTACACCTGTTTACGTTCGGAGACCGCTTCCGACCACTATCGCAGACGCAGCTGGAGTGCTATCAT